GTATTAGTCACAGCACTGGTATAGGTAATATTTTCATCGCAATAACTTTTATAGGCTGCAAGTGCTGTAGTATCAATTGCAGTAGTGGGTATATTGGCACCATATCGTTTTGAAGTCATGTAGTCTTGCCATACATCTGCCGGATTACTCACGCTGTTAGTCAACTTGAATGTCATATTGGGCAAGCCGGTAAATCCATAATTGGGTTCATAATGAATCTTTACTACAGCAAACACCAAGCCTTCCATTTGATGACTGCTGGTCCAAAATGCATCAGTGACTTTATTACCGTTGACAAAGTCATAGGCATTTTGTGTGTTGCCTGTTGCTGGTAGCGGATATATCTGTTTAGCACTATTACTGTTGCCGGCATAGACACGAACTTCAACTTGATTGTTAAAATTGTTGTCTTCAAAATCTTCTGCTTGTGTTGTAGGATTGTTGTCTACATATTTGACTGCTTTGAGTATCTTGTGACTGTTACTGCCATCTTGTGCAATCATACGCAGGTCATTCCAATAGATGTCATCACATGTATAAGTTTGGCCTGCTACATTAGTAGTTTCACTGAGTGTGATTACATAGACCATTGTTTTGTTTTCGTCTGTAATACGAGCATCTGTAATAATGCCATTGACAAATGCCTGGCCGTATAGCACTGGTATTTTATTATTGGTTGCTGGTGGCACCTGAATGCGTCCACCCTGGCTACTGGCAGCACCGCTGGTGTTGTCATTGCGGCCTCCGTTGATCAACTTACTGGTTACATAAGCAAGTCCAGTGGCCACTACACCAGTAAACAAGGCCAAGCCGGTTCCACCCAATGCGGCTGCCAGGGCAATACCACCTATTTCAGCAATCAGCACTGTGGCTACATATGTAAAGGCTGGCATGATTAATCCTTAAGGTATAATTTTTCTGTTAATCTAAAGCCTCTTGACTCTAAATCATAATCTGCTGTTGTGGTCATGCGTGTGGTAAAATATCCATCAATACGACCTTCTTTGAGCAGTTGTTCTCCTGTTCGGCAAAACTCTATGAACAAGCGGCCTGACATGGGACTGCGACGATATTCTTCACGCACATAGTATATCAATTCACGCAGTGTGAACTTTGTGGGCTGCCATATATTGGGTTCACGCACTGATAACAATACTCCCACTACAATTTGATCTTTTACTGCTACCCAAGCATAACCTTGCTGTATAACTGCATAGACCAAACGACTGATGTGTTCCATATTCATTTGTTCAGTGTGCTTGACATAACTGGTATCCATAAAGAATTCTTCCAGTAGGCCTACTATGCTGGTTAAGTTACCTCTGTGGGCTTTACGCACCATTTTATTCTCCGCCATCGCCGCCTCCACCACCACTGTCACCGCCTCCGCCGCCGCCACTATCAACGGGCGTGCCACCATCCACTGTGCTGGCTGCTTGAGGTGTATACTTACGACCAAAGTCAAAACTGCTGTTGTATAATGCTTCCACGCGACTCATGCTGGGATCAGTTGTGATACCTGAAGTAAAGTAGGTTTCCGCCCAATTAAACTGATAATCTTTGATATTGGTTCTGCGACCAGCCACACGGTTTTCCAATACACCCATAATGCTTGAAGCAGTAACTACAATTGTGTGCGTTACTTCTGCACCTTGACCAGTTGACTGAAAGTCTTCATTGATACCGTAATTGGTCAAGATGCCTTGATATCTTTTGTATATTTGGCCAGTGATAACTTCCTGTGTGTTATAGTTAAAGAATGCACGATAAATGGCCACAGCACCACCTTTGATATGTTGATCCAGCACAGCAGTGATATAACCCCCAGGTATAGCACTGAGAGCAATTTGTATCTCATCATTAGTGTTGGCCAAGTTGTTTTGCATTTCACTGATGTTTAAGAATCCGCCCATGGCCAAATAATCATGCCCGTTGTATGTGATAGTTTTGTAGCAGTTGCTGATGTAATAAGTTGTGGCATTGAGTGTTAGTTCAATAAGCACGCCATGCTCAATCCTATTATTGGTAACACCACCTGAAGTAATTGCTGTAATGGCTTGGGTCATAACACTGCCTCAATCAGTTCCAAGTCACTGGTTAATTCAACTCGCTGTCCTGGCAACATTCTGTATGTGGGCATTTTACTTGCTTGAACATAAAAAGTGCAACCAGCACCCACTGTAACTGTCTTACCGGCAATTGTATAACCTGCTTGATCAAGACATCCTCTATGCACCGTAACTGTTCTTGTGGCACTTGTAGCCAAGACATCTGCTGTGACCACATATGGATATCTGTGACCTGTTGGTTGTAAGATATCTCCTCGTTTGAACAAGTAACCTGCATTGGTTGGGCAATTGCCCAATATCAATGCAGTGCCTGCGAATGATGTAATGGTCACTGTGTTCAATACATTGTTGGTAGTGGCATTGGCACCTTGATATGCTGACAGCCATGCTGACTTGGCTGTGCTGCCTAATTTGAATGTGTGTTCTGTATTACGATCTGCCTGCACTAAATCTTCAATGTCTGCTCTATATGTGGCCCAGGTCCATATGGGTTGTGGACTCACTGTGAATCGCCATGGATTGGTCCAATTGCGACCGACTGTTAATAATTTGCCACTGCGACTGATAGTTTGTGCCACCAGTTTGGTGCGATTGATCTCAATTGACTGTGCTGAATCTATGAATGTTTGTAATGGCATTATCTGCTCCCTATAGGCATACTACGACGCCCTTGTTGTGTGACATTGTATAAGAACTCGGGATCACGAGCCAGCAATGTTCTAAAACTACTGGCATCAACTGCTTGTATTTGATATGTAACATTGGTAGTTACTTGTTGTGGTTGTTGACTATTCATGTTTAACATGTTGTTGGGAATAACATTGAGTCCTCTTGCACCTGTTAGTAATTCAGGACCGCGTTCACCCACCACTACTGGACCATTGGTTGGAATTTGTCCGCCATTGGCAAAGCCAAACAACTTGCCTATACTACCAAACAATGTGCCGAAACTAAATCCGCCACCTCCACCGCCCATGTCAAATGCACTGGCCAATAACTTCTTGGCCTGTATGCGAGCAAACTCAGCAATCAAACTGTTGGCCAAGTCTTTGAAACTTAACTTGCCTGTTTGCACCAACTTGACAAAGGCATCTTCAAAGCCTTTAGTAAATGTATCAAAATATGTTTTACTTTGATCTGCGGCATTTAGTGCATCTTCTGCATAGGTAGCAAATGCTTCTTTCCATCCGTTACTCCATTCACGACTGGCGTTTAAGTTGACCATTTGTGCATCGCCAATGTCTTTATAACCTTGTGCAATGGCATCCAGGCCTGATTGTAATTCTCTTGCTCGCTCTGGTGTAAGTCCATCGCCGCCTTCTTCAAATGCATTTGCAAATGCACGACTGGCTTCAAGGCCTGCCTTGCGATTGGCTTCGGCAATGTCCATCATTTGCTTTTGTAAATTGCCTTTACCGGTCTTGCTGCCTTCAAATGCCACATCTTGCTTTTGACCTATTATGTTTAGTTTAGCACTGCTGAGTGCTTCCTGTATTTTTAACTGAGCCTCCATGGCCTTGATCATGTTTTCAATATCGGCCAAGCGAGCCTTTTCAATTGTTCTCTTACCTTGCACAGCACCAATATAAGTTTGATAATCTTCTACATATGTGGTAGTTAATTTTTTAATCTTAGCAATCTCAGCATCAATAATACCTAAGTTATTGCGTTGATCTTCTGTGCCCATGGCCCATTGCTTGCGAGTATCAACTAATTGTTTTAATGTATCATCTTGTTGTTTATAGATATCAGCAAGACCTTTTGCTACTTCTATTTCATCTTCAGTCTTACCAATTAACCTTGCTTCTAATGCCAATGCTTGTAGTTGATGGTCATTGTTATAAGCATAACTATCACCAATTTTACGAATCTCAATGCCCAGTTTCGTTACTCGTTCTTGATAATCTTTAACAGCCTGTTGTTGTTCTTCATATGCTCGGCGTTGTCTTTCACCTTCTTCTTGTTGTTGGCGTAGTGTTTCGGCATTACCGCCGCGGCCTGCACCGGCACCTGCGGCTTCACTGGGTTTTAATCCTAACCATTCTCTTGTTTTGTCAATTAGGTTTGATATCTTCTTAGTGACTTCATCAATGATATCACGGTTAAAAAATTGTTTAGTAAAAAAGTTAACTGCTTCAGCAAGGGCAATAAACAAACCTATGAAACCAGCAAAGCGTAATAGCACACGACCCAGCATTGCGGCTGATCCAATTACAGCACCAAAAACAGTTGCGGCACTTGCCGCACCTGTGATAACTCTATACCACATTTTGACAAAACCAGTTAGGTCTGCGACCACAGCCTTGATAGGTGCTGACAGCATAGCAATGACACCGCCGGCACCTCTAATGGCTTTTATGGCTGTATCGGCTATTGCACCAACTGCGGCAACACCACGACCAAACAACAAGTATGCTGATATGGCAGCCACGATTGCCTTAATTAGACTTTCAAATGCTGTGGCTGTGATGTTAACAGTTTTAACAATGTCATTCAATGGCTGTGCAACTTTAAGCAGTGCTTCAGTCAATTGACTAAATTGCTTTTTCATATTTTCACTGGCATCAGCACCTGATTTCAATGCCGCAACAGTTTCGGGACTGATATATTGTTGTTGTGTGGCCTGTTGCACTCCGCCGAAACTAACACCTTTGGCAGTTTTACCAAACAAATCAGTTTGTGTTCTAATCTGTGCTGTAGCACTGCTAAGTCCTGCAATGCCGGCAATACTTTTCTTTGTCAGTTGTTCAATACCATTGTTGTTTAGATCATTAATGCTGATGCCAATATCTTTGAATGACTTTAGTGCTGAGTCATTACCTTGACGAGCCTGTGCAATACTGTCAGCAAACTTTAATATTGCATTTTGAGCACCTTCTGCTGTGCCGCCATTAACTTCAAATGCACGGCTTAGTCCCAATACTGTTTCAATACTGAGGTCACTGGTAGTTGAGATATCTTTAATGGCATTAGCATAATTGTTGGCCTGTTGTAGTGCTGTGGCACCTATTAGACCTGCAATTGCTGTTTTTAATCCGCCCAGGCGAGCAATTAAATTATCACTGACTAAACCAAGGTCACCAAAAGTTTTATTGGCATTGCGTCCAAATGTCTGCGTGGCTGTATTTGCGGCATTGATACCAGCAAGGTATTGTTTATTGTCTACTGTAATTGCTACACTAATATTACTGGCCATGTTAGATTCCTTTTATTCTACGATCAACTTCTCGTTGTATTGCAGTCTCCGTTGGAGCGATGATGCCTTGGCCCATAGTTTGCGGACTGTGATTGTCTTCCAATCTCTGTGCATATGCGTAATCAGCAATGACACTTGAACCTTGCAAACGAGTATTTCTACGAGCATTACCGGTGCGATAAGGAGTGTATGCTCTCATTGTTCTAAGGGCGTAATCAGGCAAGGTATTGAATGCCTTGTTAGCACGAGCCATTTGACGATTGAATTGTGTGAGATCAACCTTTGGCATGCTTCAATATCTCCACTAAGTCTTGCTGTTTATATTCTGGCAACTTGTCGGGATTCATAGCACGGTCTTGCAAGGTGTTTCTGTATCCAATGGCAGTGTCAGCAATAAACACATCAAAGGTTGTGGCACGGCCAATTACTTCGCTGGGAAGTAGGCCATACCTTTCGCTCAATGTGTCTATTAACATGATCATTGCAAGTTCCTTACTGCCTTCTTCAAGTTGCTCTTGGGTTACTTTCCCAGGCGTTCTACTACCTGTGCTATAACTGTCATCATTAAATCGTTGGGCAATGATTCACCATCTTTAAGCACCGGTGCTCCTGATTCATCTAATACCAAATCATTGACCATGCGAATTATATCGCCATAGTTGTCAGCACCCAGGGTTGCCATTTTAATAAACTGGTCAATGGGTTGACGATCATAAATCCAAAACTCAAGACTATCACCATATCGTTCTACGATCTCTGGTTTGTCTAAAGTGATTTTAATTAGTTGTGGCTTTGAAGCCAATTGTGTTAACTGTAACGGCATATCTTAATCCTCATATCTTTCTTTAATGTTATGCACCACTGAAAGAATAAATCTCAAACGAGCATCTGCTTGTTCAAGGTCCTTTCTGGCACATTTGATTTCATTCATGCTCTTGGCGGCTTCTGCCTCAAGGCTCTTGATGAGATCTATAACTGGTATATTATCAAACAACATATCTTATCTCCTATCTATCTACATTACTTAGCATATATTACAAAAATAGGGCTACTTGAGCCCTATTTTCAACTTAATAAATTATTAAGGGATCGCTTGCAATTTGTAATCGCCCGATACTTCAATTGTCAATGGTGATACCCAAACTGGACTATCAGCATTCACAGTAGGAGCAAGAGCACTGATAAAGCCAGTGCCCATGATCAAGTAGTTGTCAGGAGTTTGACTTGTTGTTGCACCGCTGGGTGCAATCATAAATGCCACTTGTTCACGAGCATTACTGTAACCAAAAATACCACCGGTTACGATAGTAGTGTTGGTTCCTGGTGTAGTGCCAAAGAATGTTGTGGGATCCAAGACGAAATTGCCACTTAGACTATTGGTTGAAACTGTTGTGATAACATTCTCACCTGCTTGGTCAAGTGCCTTCCAACGAAATGATCCGTTGGCGTTGTTAATAGTGATGTCTTGTAGTGCAGGAACTACCATTGCTCCTGATACGGGAGACAATACACCTGTGCCGGCATCCACTGCACTGTAGAAAATACTTCCTGCCAGTTGATCCGGGGCCATTGTTGCCGCGTTATACTTAATTAAAATAAGTTTAACACGATTAACGGCCGTTGTTGCGTTAATAAAAGCCATAATGCTTTTCCTTTATAATGTATAAAAT